AGCAGTTGTGAAAGTGTTGTCAGCAGATAAAGTTACATCGTTACCTGTAGCTGATTGTAGAATATCTACAGCAAGGTAGTTTTCTACTTTCTTAGCTAAAGCATAACCCATTGACTTTGCATAAGCATTGAATAGGTCAGCAGATTCTTGGACTCTTACGATGTCTTCGATTCTTTTTGCTTCGTAGTGATGTTGGTCTACTGCAAGTTGGATTTTACCATCTGTGTTAGCAGAATAAGTTACTGCAGTATCTGCACCTTTAGCTGCAGCAGTTTCTTCTGCAACTTTAGGTATGTTAAGTATATCGCCACCACCTGATAACATAGATGAGAAGTCTTGTACTTGGTTACGAAGAACGAATTTTCGTTCTGCATAGTCAAGAATAGCATCTCTCCACATTTCAGGAATAAATGAGGCAGCTGAGGTTGTCGTTATATTAGCCATGATTATTAATCTCCTTGATTAGTTTTTAGTATACCCCTCTACTATCTGTTTCCAAAGAGTTGGATTCTTTCTAGCTTCTTGTCTATCCTTATCGGATAAATCTGCCCACTTCGTGTTTGAAGCAAACTTGCCACTAGAAGTAACTTCTTTAGCATTAGATACTTGCACTTTATTTTTTCCCAGTCTTTCAATGTGCTTTTCCAACTTAATTGTTGTGAGGTCTTGGTATATTTCTTGTTCGTCATCTGAAAGTTGGGATAGCAGATGTTCTCGTCTTTGTTTTTCTTGGATTTCAAAGGTTTCTACGATTGGTTTTAACTTCTCGTTTTCTATCTTCAATCCTTCATACAAAGTTTTGAACTCCTCTTTTTCTTCAAGTTGTTTTTGCTCTTGAAGTTTGAGGTTGTCTTTGAGTTCATTCAACTCAGCTTCTGCTAATTGGCTTCTTTGTCGGTACTTCTTGCTTTCTGCAATTAAGTTTCCAACTTCATTACTTACTTCCTGTGTAGGAGTTTCTGCTACTGCTTGTTCTTCTACTATTACTGTTTCTTCGGACATCTGTCCTCCTGTGTTATTTACCTATTTTAATGTTAATCGGTTTACTTGCATATTTAGCAATCTTCCTATTAACAATTCTTTGCATAAAATTAACAGAACTTACCCTGTTATCTTTATTTAAATCTCTTATGACATATCCTCTTTTCTCATTGGCTTCTACTATAGAACCTCGTTCAAATACTAGTAATGCTCTATCGCTTTTTCCTTCAGGTCTTATTCTATTCTTAGTTTGTCCTGTTAGTATCATATTAACACTAGAGTTATGTCTACTTAAAGATTGATTGGCATACTTAGCATATCGATTACCACTCTTACCAACAAATCCATTTCCTTTTAATCGTTTATATGGTTCTTTATAATTACCACTACCTTTTTGTAGTTTGCCTTTTTCCATATCCCTGACAATTAATCCTCTTGCATGAACTGCTAATTGTCCATATTCAGTCTTAGTAAACTTTGCTATATCTTTAGCTTTCATTATACTGGTATCCATTCATGTCTACAATTAAACCCACCACCATCACCAAATGCTACTGGTGCTTGACTTTCTATTTCAGCCATAGTCATACCTTCACCTTGTATTGCTATTGTTTCAGAACATTCAGGTCGTGTTACATTATCATCAGGACCTACATATAAGAACTTTTGTTCAGGCACATCTGCAAACAATTTACCAGTAGTCGTTCTATTGAATCGTGCAAAAGTATCATTTAATAATGCTGTTTGTTGTGAACTTGTTAAGGCTTTACCTACTCCATAGGTTGCTGTAAGTCCTTCCATAATACTTGCAGAACTTTGTCCAGTAAGTAATCCTCTAAACATAGCAGTCTTTAATTCATTAGCATACTTTGTTACTCCTGCTGATATAGTTGTTAAGTCTAGTATGCTTAATATCTCTATGGCTTGAACTGCTGTAGCTACTTGTTTGGTTCGTTGTGTTGCAGTTAGTACATCTAAATTTCTAATTAAACTTTTATCATAACTACTTTTTACTTTTTTAAGCAATGCAGGAAATCCTAAAGCATTTAACTCATCTACAAAGTTAATCTGCTTGAATGCTGTTGCTAATCCTGCATCATCTAATACAGTCAATCCACCTAACACTTTCTCAATCTTTTTAAGAAGTTGTGTTTGGATTTTTTCCATATCTTTTTTATAGAAGTCTAAATCAGCCATTATTCTTGTGCATTAATGATTTGGTCTATTAAAGTTCCTTCAGGTGATTCAGGCACTTCAGCATCTATCTGTTCTACAATAGAATCAATCTCGTCATCTTGTAAGTCAGGATTCTTCTTTCGTAGATAGCTCTTTCGTGTTTCTAGGTTATTAGCAAATGCCCAATCATAGTATTTGATTTCCTCATCACTACTCATTGGTACTTCTCGTTCAGTAAAGTCTATACTAAACTGGTCACCTAATTGAATCCCACCTGATACTTCACAGATTCGTTGTGCAATTCTAAATTGTTGTTTCTCAAAGGGTCTATAGATTTGTTCTATATCACTTCTTAGGGCATCTTGTAAATCAATCTCACTCATCTTCTTAGATAGCCCTGACTCTTGTCCCTTGTTTGTCCAGTTGATTCTTACATTGTTTGCTTGTGCAATACTATCTACCATATACTTCGTAGAATCAATCATTGCTTGGACATTGGCATTCGGTGTTGCATAACTAAAGTTAGCCCCTTCAGGTAGCACTAATGCTTTATCTTGCCCCATAGTGATTCGTTGTTCGGTATCTAATCCAGTAAATACTGGTTGTCCTAATTGGAATCGTCCATGTAAAGCTAGTTCGGTAAGCATAATGTTAATACTTCTCATACCATCTACTAAGTCTGATGCCCCTTCTCTAAAGAAATCTCTAGTGTATAGGTGTCTATGTCCAATGTTAAATGGAAGTATATCACCATAAGGGTTTCTATCATCAGGCACAATAGAAGTAATCTTACCTCTACCACTAATCATAAAGTGTTTGCCTTCCATATCTTCGGTGTCTTTACTCCAAAACATATACTGTGCATCTTCTGACCTTGCTTGTAGTTGGCTTTCTGCTTGATACATAATAGCAAAGGGTTCATCTTCGCCTGGCTTAAAGAATGGAGTGAAAAAGTGTATCGGTCTATACTTTAGTTTCTTTTGATTATCGTCCCAATGAGTATATAAAGCTTCAGTACCTAAGAGATAAGTCAGTTGTTCAAATTGTTTCATGAACGAATCAAAGTCCCCTATGACATCGTTATATTTATCATTGAATCGTACTGGTTGTTGTTGGTATACCAATGCTCTACGACTTATAATGTTTCTTACAAGGTTTATATACATTGGTGGAATAGCAGATAAGGATTCACTATCGAAGTATTGTTTTAAATCATGTTCTAAGTTTACCCCTTCATAGTAGTCCAATAATCGTTCTCTTTCTTCCATCTGATTATCGTAACCTTCTTCTATTGTTTCCATCAATAGCTTATGTAGCATCTGTTCTGTTAAATTATAAATTATCATGTTTCGTACCTTTTATAAAATTTCTGTTCTTGGGTTTCCATATATCTATCTTGGAAGTCCTTGATTAGTTGTTGATTTAATTCGTCCTCTTTTATACTTAATCGATGTCCCCACATCATAGCACCTGAGATGCTTAAAATAATTCCTACACATAACCCTAAGAAAAACATTACCATTGTATCGCCTTTGCTTGTCCTTTGAATCCATATCGGTATTCAATAGGATACATTAATCCATCTAAAAAGTGAGATAAAGTTTCAGTCTTTAACATCTGTCCATTCTCTAGTGTACATAGTTCTAAATCTCTAATAGTGTTCTTACACTTTGGATTAATAAATAACTTATGCTTTCCAGTAGCATCTTCTAACATTCTATTTAAAGCATTCATTCTGTCCTTCTGAGTAGGATTAGCTTTCTTAGCTATCACAGTAAACCCTGCTTCTTGTAGTATCTTATGGTCTGACTTTGTGCTATTAGAAGTTCTGCTTTTTCCAGCTGGGTCAGGATAGCAAGGCAACCCTCGTCCCTTTAATTGCATTAATTTAGCCAATTCAAAAGTATTACTATTCTGTAATCCAATCTCATCGAATACATAGACTTCCCCTGCTGTATTCTCGCACATTAGGATTGCAGTCATATATGATGCAACCCCAAAGTCAATTCCCCAAAACATTCGTGGACTCTTTTCCATTACTCTACAATGAATATCTCTACTAAAGTTATAAGCACATCTATTTGCTGCAGTTAAGAATGATGCTAAATACTCTTGCTCAAATGTTCGCTTATCTAAATTCTTTTTGGCATTCTCTACTTCTTCTGCAGAAATAAAGCCACCATCTAATGTGGTGAACTGCCAGGACTTATAGTCGCTGTTATCTGACTGTCCCTTAACAAACAAATCATAGAAGTGGTTTTGTGTTCCAGTAGGAGTTCCTACAAATAAACATCTTCCATGTGTTTCTGCTAAAGTCGGTTGTATAATTTCCCCCCAAACATTCTCTTTCATATAGGAATATTCGTCCATTACAACCATTGTTGTTGATACCCCTCTAAGTGAGTCAGGTTTGTCTGCCCCTTTGAGTTCAATCTTTGCCCCATTGTCAAGTGTAACTGATAGTTCAGTTTCATTGATAGTGACTGGCTTATTCGCAAAAATTCCCTTGAGGATTGACCAAGATACCATTTTAGCTTGTCTATATGTTGGAAAGACAATCCATCTTCGTTCGTTTCTTTCCAAAGGTTTATTAAGTAACCACATAAGACTGAAATAGGATTTACCCCATCTTCTACCACAAACCAAGATAGGAAACCTAGTTTTGTCATAGAGTATTTCTTTTCTTTGGTCATCAATCGTCCACTTCATTTATGTCAAATACCTTTATAGGTTCATCTGTTGTATCTTTGATTCCTATAGATTGATTAGGTTTACCTAAGATTCT